AGGCATCTACCGCATCACAGGCAAAGGGCGCCGCGCTAAGGTGTGGAAGCTCTACGACTTGAGTCGGCGAGTCACCAAGATGCCCAAGGTCCCAACCCTACAGCGGACGCTGACGAAGACCCTGCAGCTCGCCCCAACGGTGGCGTACGAGGCGCTCGAGAAGCAGCTCCAACGCGCGGGAGTGCCAGTCAAATGATGTGGGGGGCGGACAGCCTCGCCTCGGGCGGTGGCCCCTCTGTCGTCTCCTGCTCTTTCGGGCGCGGGGGGCCACCGCCAGGGGCAGCACACGAGTCATGACTCGCTGTCGTGGCGATCGAAGCGGGAGCTGCTCGGTGTCGCGCTGGGCGACAACCACGAGAAGACGCTGAAGCTGATCGACTCGATGACGTCTATGGCTGCCGAGCGCGCGCCAACCGAGTCTAGTGATGCACGCTCGAGAAACGAAAACGACGGACGCCTTGGCTCCGGGCCAAGGCGAAGCCGGGGCCATGAGCGCGTGTGCGAGTCGAGTGTGTGCAACACGCGCAGTCGGCGCACCGATGGGCGCCACGGCCCCGCTTGCCCACATCTTGCCTACATGTGCGGGTGTGTCGCGGGTCCTGTGCCGATACCCCACCCTGCCGGTGGGTTCACCATCGCGACCTGCGGCCGCGTGGAACATGTGAGTTTTCCAGCGCTTATTAAGTGCCGATAGTCCCAGCTACCCCCAAGCGGCCCCGTAAGGCCCACATCATCACCCGCGCCGAAATGGCCAGACGCCTCGGGGTCACGCCTTCGGCGGTCACCCAGGCGTGCAGGCCCGGCGGGATCCTCCACCCGGCGCTCGTTGGCAAGGGCGTCAACGCGCTGCACGAGGCAGCCAAGGCGTGGCTCGACCGCAAGGCTGCCGAGCCGTCGACGGCGGCGCCGATCGACGTGGCTGAACCCGACGTCGACACCACGGACGAAGCCCCGAAGGGTGTGCGTCCTGTGCACCCCCCTTCGGGGGACGAAGCCGAAGCCGCGCTTACACCGTGGCGCGCGCAGGTCGATCTCGAGTCCCTCGTCGAGCCGCTCTCTACACTCACCGAGCGCTACGGCTCCTCTAAAGAGTTCTCGGACTGGGTCAAGTGCCGCAAGACGCTCGAGGAGGCGCTCAAGGCTCAAATGCTCAGGGAGCGCGTCGCCGGGAGGCTCATCGCGCGCACGACGGTCGAGCGCATGGTCGAGAAGATCGACGAAGCCTTCCGCTTGATGCTGTCGGACGCACCGAGGTCGATTGCGACGCGCATTGCACCGCACGACATGGTGAACACGACCTCGGTCATCCGTGACGCGATGGAGCAGATCCTTCAGCGCGGCAAGACGGACATGGTCATGGTCCTGCAGGCGGACGACCCTCTGTCGCCGCTGATGGAGGCCGCCGAGTGAGCGCGCTCGCAGAGACCGAATGGCTCTGCAGGCAGATCGCGAAGCTCACGACCCATATCGACCTTCCCTCGCCGTCCGAGTGGGCGGAGAGCAAGCGCTACCTTCCGCAGTCGGCCACGACGTTGCCGGGGTTCTACCGGTTCAGCGCGGCCCCTTACATGCGGGAGATCTCCGACTGCATGGACCCAGAGTCACCGGTCCGCCACGTCTCCGTGATGAAGGGCGCGCAAATTGGCGCCACCACGTTGCTGGAGAACACGATCGGCTTCCTGATCGACTCGGTGAAGACCGCGCCCGCGATGTTGGTCACGGCGGACGCCGAACTCGCGAAGATGCGCGTCGACTCGTACATCATCCCGATGCTCCGGCACTCGAAGCTGGACGATCTCATCCGTTCGCATGACGAGCACAACCCGCGCAAGACCGGGCGCACCGTGCAGCAGATCGAATGGGCTGGCGGAGGGTTCCTGATCCCGCTCGGTGCAGTCAACACGGCGAAGCTGCGCAGCATCCCCGTGCAGTACCTTTTCCGCGACGAGGTTGACGCCTGGCCCGACAGCAAGGAAGGCGATCCGATCAAGCTGTCGTGGGCGCGGACGGCGGCCTTCGAGGTGAGCCGCAAGGTGATCGACGTCTCGACGCCGCTCATCAAGGGCACGTCGCGCATCGAGCGCCTCTTCCGGCAGGGCGATCAACGCCGCTATCAGGTCAAGTGCCTCGCCTGTCGGCACCCTCAAGAGCTGCGCTGGAGCCGCGCCGACAAGGAAACGGGCCAGCGGAGCGGCCTCGTTTGGGAGACGACGGACGGTCGCCTCGTACCGGGCTCCGTCCGCTACCTCTGCGAGCAGTGCGCGCACGCGCACACGAACGAAGACAAGCCGCGTCTCTTCGCTTCGGACAACGCCGAGTGGGTTCCCACGGCCGTGCCCGAGACCCCGCACCACCGGAGCTACCACATCTCTGCGCTCTACAGCTGCTTCCAGAGCTGGGAGGCCTGCGTGCAGAGCTGGCTCGAGGCGTGGGATGTCGACAACAACCGCCCGAAGGATGTGGCCGTTCTCCAGACGTTCTACAACAACGTCCTCGGGGCGAGCTTCGAGCAACAGGGGATGAAGCTCCGGTTCGAGATCGTCTCGAGCCTCCGTCGCCACGAGTACCGCTACGGCGAAGTCCCGAACCGGTGGGCCGTCGAGCACTGCGGCTCGCCCATCTTGATCGTCACGGCCGCCGTCGACGTTCACATCGACAACCTCGCCGTCGCCGTCTTCGGCTGGACCCGCGGGCGCCGGGCATTTCTTCTGAACTACTGGCGGTTCCGCGGCAACACCGAGGATCTCAACGAGCCGAAGACCTGGGGGCGCCTCCGAGAAGTCATTGAGGCCACCGAGTACGTCGCGGACGACGGGCGCGCCTACCGCCTCCAGTTGACCCTCGTCGACTCCGGCTACCAGCACGACACGGTCAACCGCTTCTGCGAACGCTACGAGGCGGGCGTCTACGCGATCCGCGGGCGCGAGAGTCCGCCGAAGTCGTCCCCGACCAAGGAGTTTTGGCAGCAGACGACACCGTCGGGCCAGATCGGATGGGCCGCCTGCGTCGACTTCTATAAAGAGCGCTGGTCGAACGCGCTGCGCCGCTCGTGGGACGGCCTGAGCCAGCAGCCCGAGGGCTTCTTCAATGCGCCCCTCGATGCGACCGACGAGCAGATCAAGGAGCTGACGGTCGAGACTCGACGCGAGAAGGTCGACCCGGTCACGGGCAAGCGCCTCGGGTTTACCTGGCACCGGCCGAGCGGCGCGAACAACGAGCTGTGGGATCTTCTGCAGTACAACTCGGTGGCGCTCGACATCATCGCGTACGACGTCTGCATCCGGCAGCTCGAACGCGAAACCGTCGATTGGGATCTCTTCTGGGGGAGCCTCTCTTGAGCTGCGACGACGACTGGATCACCGAACGCATCGGCCGCACCCGCGAGTTGATCGTCAGGTACGAGAACGCGATCGACGCGATCGCGAGCGGCGTCCAGAGCTACAGCCTCGACACCGGGCAGACGCGGCAGGTCGTCACGAAGGCCCAGCTCGGAAGTCTTCAGCTCACGCTCTCCCGCCTTGAAGCTCGACTTTCTATTTATGAACAGCGTCTTGGGTGCGCCCGGCTCATCGTGAGGCCCCACTGGTAGAGCACCCGCTGCTCAACCGCCTCGTCTCGAGGTTCTACAGATCCGCACCGCCACTGGCGGCCTCCGAAGCAATCGAGCCACGCGCGCTTCCCGTGCCCCGGCTGCTCGACGTCGACGCGATGAGTCCGTACCAGGCTCCGGTCCGTCACCAGTGGCACGACGGGGAGAAATACAGCGGCGGCTTCGGCTTCACGGAGGTTCTCGCGCCCGACTACTGGACGTTGAGAGCGCGCAGCACGCAGCTCTTCCGAACGAACCTCTACGCGCGCGGAATCATCTCGCGCCTGGTCACAAACGTGATCACGACCGGCTTGGCACTTGAGGCCTTGCCCGACGAGAAGCTTCTCGGGCTCGAGGAAGGTTCCCTGCTCGGCTGGAGCGACGACGTCGAGGACCGGTTCGATCTGTGGGCGTACGCGCCCGCGCTCTGCGACTACCGAGGGCTCCAGAGCTTCGGGGCGCTCCAGGCGACCGCGAAGATGACCGCGCTCATCTCGGGGGACGTCCTCGTCGTGCTGCACCAGGACCCGGTTACGGGCTTGCCGAAGGTGCGCCTCGTCGACGGCGCCCGGGTGCAAACCCCGTTCGCCACGGGCCCGAACGAGCCGAACCTTCCGAAAGGTCACGTCATTCGGCACGGGGTCGAACTCGACGCTCACGGGCGCCAGGTCGCCTACTGGATCGCGCAGCCCGAAGAGCAGCCGCTGGAGCGTCGCGTCCAGCGGCTCGCCGCCGTGGGCCCCTCGGGTCGGCGTGTTGCGTGGCTCGTCTACGGCTCTACCGACAAGCTCCTCGACGACGTTCGAGGCGAGCCGATCCTCAGCATCATTCTGCAGTCGCTCCGGGAAGTCGACCGCTACCGCGACTCCGTGCAGCGCAAGGCTGCCGTGAACAGCGTCGTCGCCATGTTCATAAAGAAGGAGCAGGAGCAAATGGGCTCCCGCCCTCTGACGGGCGGTGCTGTCGTCCGAGGAACCGCGGCCGTCGCGAGCGCGCAGCCGGGCGGGACAAGACGCACCTTCAACTTCGCGGAAATGCTCCCCGGCGTCGTGCTCGACGAGCTGGCCCCGGGCGAGTCCCCGCAGGGCTTCGCATCGACGGGTACAGACGAGCGCTTCGGCGAGTTCGAGCGATCGGTCGTGAGCGCCATGGCGTGGTCGCTCCAGCTGCCGCCCGAGATCCTGACGCTCAGCTTCTCGAGCAACTACAGCGCGTCGCAGGCGGCCATACAGGAACTGCGACTCACGCTGCAGCCCTGGCGCCAGTCGTGGGCGGAGTCGTTCTGCGCGCCGATCTACGTCGAGTGGTTGCTCTCCGAGGTGCTCGGAGGACGCATCAAGGCGGACGGACTGCTCGAAGCGTGGCGCGACCCGGCGGAGTTCACGACGTTCAACGCCTGGATCGGGAGCGATTGGACGGGGGCGATCAAGCCGCACATCGACATGACGCGCACGGCGGCAGGATACGCGCAGCTCATCGCAGAGGGCCTCATTACGCGCGACCGCGCCGCTCGTGAGGTCACGGGCCAGAAGTACGCCAAGGTCGTTGCCCGCTTGAAGGTCGAGAACGAAATGCTCGCCGAAGCCAACAAGGCGCTCAAAGAAGCCGAGCAGGCCGCCGCGCGCAAGCCGCCGAACCTCCGAGTCGTCGTGGACGGCGACGAAGACGACGACAGCGAGGAACGAGCAGGATGACGTACTGGCTTCTCGAGCCCGCCACGTTCCAGGCGCTACACTCGGCCCATCGTGACGCCGCGGCCCTCTCGGCGCGCGCGGAAGAGTACGTCTCGCGAGTCGAGACTCGCGAAGG